TCAGGCCGGGCGTTTGCTACAGGCCGGGTCGGCATCCGCGCGCCTCAACTCCTTTCCGAGGTCCAGTTGCAGCTGGGCCAGGAGGTCCAGGCGGTCGGCCGGATCGGCGGCCGCGCTGACGATCTCATCGTACCACCGGGCGGCGCGCTCGCCCAGAGCGCGGTCGGAAACGTGCCAGCCCCTGGCCTTGTGCACGGCGCGGATGGTGTCGATGATGCGGCCCATCAGGTCGGGGTCGGTCGGGCGAAAGCCCAGCGTTTGCGCGGGTTCCGCCGCGCCGCCGTCCTCCTCGCGCAGCAACATGCGCCCCTGTCCCGTGAGCAGCCAGTGAACGTTGACGCCGACCTCGGCCAGGCCCTGTAGCTGGCGGAGCTTCGGCGATCGCTCCCCCGTCTCATAGCGTTGGTAGGCCCGGCGCGACACGCCCATTTGGTCCGCGAACCCTTCTTGCGACCATTCGAGCGCATCGCGAACCTGGACCAAGCGGCGCGCTACAGCAGGGTCCGCGTCCGCTTCAGGCTTTCCGGCGGAAGCCTGAACTTTTTCGCTGTTCCGGTTCATCGGTTCAGGCTTCCAGAAAATCCGTTGTAAAACAAAGCATTAAACGATTTTCGCCCAATGGCGACCGTTCGATCGCAGAGGCGAAAGCGTGAAGCGCCACTTTGGTCTTGCGAGCGCCCGTTTGATCGCTTTATAGTCGGACCCGTAAGCAAACGAGGCACCAACCAGAAAGCCAAACCAGGGACCAAGCCAGTGACCAAACCTGTAGCGAAGACCGACATTCCTTCTTCTCCCGGTGAGCGGTCGCTGTGGGTGCAGATGCAGCTGCGGCTGCGGGGGTCGAGTTTCGCCGCCATCGCCCGCAAGCACGGGTGGGCGAAAACGACCGTGTCCATGGCGATGAAGACGCCGTCCTACAACCAGGAACAAGCGATCGCCGACGAGCTGGGCATGGCTGTCGAGGACCTGTTCCCGGAGCGCTACAGCCGCGGCGGCCGGCGCCTTCATCACGTCCGCAAGCATAGCAGCCGGTCATCCGCCGACAATGTTCAAAAGGAAGCCGCGGCATGAACACGATTTCGTGGCGCGCCGACTACATGGCGCTGTTCGGGATGATCCGTCGAGCCCGCAAGGCCGCCAAGATGACCCAGGCGCAGGCCGCCGCGATCATCGGCATGACCGAGCGGTCCTATCGCGACATCGAGAATGGCCACAAGGACATCGGCGCCGAGAACCTGTTCCGCCTGTGCGCGGCGCTGGGCATCCGGGTCTTCGATCCGCAGGCCGCAAATAGGAAGTTTTCTTCCGGTTCTTCTGACGTAGGGGCTCGGTAGAAATGCGTGTCCGGGGCGACGATAGAACGCTCGACCTGCTGAACTGGGAGCCGCCGCAGACGTCGGCCTCGTTCCCGGAAGAGCAGGTGCGGGCAGCGAGCCTGCGAGCTCAGATCAGCAAGGCCGTAGCGCTGGCGCTGAAGGACTGCGGCAAGAACCGGGACGAGGTCGCCAAGGAGATCGGCGACTACCTGGGCGAGGCCTGTAGCAAGAACATCCTCGACGCCTATGCCAGCGAGAGCCGCGAGGATCATGTGATCAACGTGGTGCGGTTCATGGCCCTGATCCACGCCACCGGCGACGTGCGCCTGTTGCAGATGCTGGCCGCGCCGTTTGGGTGGGCGGTGGTCGATGAGCGGTATCTGCCGGCGATCGAGGAGGCGGCCACGGGGGCGCAGATCGAGGCCCTACAGGCGGAGATCGACAAGCTGGCCAAGCGGCAGCAGCTGGCGCGCAAGCGCTGGAGGGCCGGATGAGCGCCGCCGAGATGCTGACCGTGAAGGTCATTGCCAAGGCCATCGGTAAGACTGAGCGCCGGGTGCATGACCTGGCGACCGAGGGCGAGTGGGGCTTTCGCCTGAAGAAGGTCAAGGGCGGCCGCGCCAAGGTCTTCGATATCGACACCTTGCCGGACGACGTTCAAGCGGCCCTTGCCCGCCATCAGGCGCGGCAACTCGCCCCGCCCGAACCCGCCCGTACCCCTGCCGAAGCGCTGGAGGTTGCGGAGCTGGCGGACTGGCAGCGCACCTGCGCCGATGCCCGCGCCGCGATCCTCCGTCACCTCTACACCCTGTCCGACGTCTACGGGCTAAACAAGGCTGTGCGAACGGTCGAAGCGGCCGCCCGCGACGGCGCGCTGCCGGCGCCGGTGGCCGCGCTGGTGCCTCGGGCCAACGCCCGTGCCGGCGCCGATGGCGGCCGCACCCTCTCCGAGCGGACGTTGAAGCGCTGGCACTCGGTCTACCGCAAGGACGGCTGGCGGGGCCTGGTGCCGCAGGACGCGGCGCGGGCCAAGGATGCTCCCGAGTGGGCGCCGATGCTGCTGAAGCTGTATCAGCGCCCGACCAAGCCGAGCCTCATGAAGGTGGTGACGGAGGACCTGCCGCGAGCCCTGCCGGCCGGGATGACGGTCCCGAGCTACGCCCAGGCCAACCGCTTCCTCAAGTCGCTGTCGCCGGCCGAGCGCGAACGCGGACGCCGCAGCGCCAACGAGCTGCTCGCCCTGCAGGGCTTCAAGCGCCGGTCGACCGAGGGACTGGAGCCGCTGATGGTGGCGACGTCGGACGGCCACACGCTGAAGGGCCTGGTGGCGCACCCCATCCACGGCCGCCCCTTCGCACCGGAGGTGTGCACGATGATGGACGTGGTTACGCGCTACGTCTTCGGGTGGTCGGCGGGTCTGGCTGAAAGCCGCTGGGTGGTGATGGATGCTATCCGCCATGGCGTGAGCAGTCTCGGCATGTTCGCCTTGCTCTTCACCGACAACGGCTCCGGCTTCGTCAATGAGACGATGGACGACGAGGAGGTGCAGGGGCTGATGGCTCGGTGCGGCGCGACGCATACCACGTCCATCCCCGGCCGGGCGCAGTCGCGCGGCAAGATCGAGCGCCTGCAGGGCTCGCTGTGGAAGCGGTCGGCGCGGGACCTGGTCACCTACCGTGGTCGCGATATGGACCAGGAGGCCCGCAAGAAGGTCGACAAGATCCTCAAGCGGGACATGCGGGAGACGGGCGGCAGCCGCTACCTGATGACCTGGGGCGAGTTCCTCCAATGGGCGCAGTCGGTGGTGGATGGCTACAACAACCGCCCGCATCGGTCGCTGCCCAAGGTGCGTGACGCCGAGACGGAGAAGCTGCGCCACATGACGCCGGCCGAGGCGCTGGCCGCGTGGCGCGCGAAGGGCTGGGAACCGGAGCGCCTGCCGGCCCCTGTGGTCGAGGACCTGTTCCGTCCCTACGAGATGCGCTCCGTCAATCGCGGCGAGGTCAGCCTGCCGTGGGGCAAGTACTACGACGACAGGCTTGTCCACTGGCACGGCCAGAAGGTCCGCGTCGGCTACGACATCCACGACGGCATGCGGGTGTGGGTGCGGGAGCGCGACAGCGGGCGGCTCATCTGCGTGGCCAAGCGCGACGGAAACGTGGTGCCAGAGCAGCCTGCCAACATGGTCGAGCACGCGCTCCGCAAGCGTGCCGGCCGCCGTCTGGCTCTGATCGACCAGCACCGCCTGGAGGCCGAGGCCGAGCTTGGGCCGGCACTGCTGGAGGCCGATGTCGCGGATGGCGGTCTGCCGCTGATCACCTCCATCCCCAGAAGCGCAGGCACGTCCGCGCTGCAGGTCGAGCCGGACGGTGACCTGCTGATCGAGGCTGAAGACGGGGACGAGGAGCTGTGGGAGAGGCTCGGCCAAGTAGGGGCCGCCTTCATGGCCGAGCGCAAACACCAAGTGTGACCATCCAAGAGCTGAAAGAAGGATGATCGAGATGGAAGATACCATGACCCTGATCGGAACGGAACCCGCTGACACCAACGTCGACGCGGCCGCGGATCGGCCGCTGAAGAGCAGCGATCCAGTCCTGGTGGAGCGCGTGCGTGCCGTGCTGAAGGCCGAAGGGCTGAGCCAGTCCGGCGCCTCCAAGCAGATCGGTGTGTCGTCGTCCGCCCTGTCGCAGTGGCTGTCCGACAGCTACCGCGGCGACATTGAGGCGGTCGAGGCGAAGGTGAAGACGTGGCTGGGCGCCCGCGACGAGCGGGTGGCGGCGGCCTCGGTTCTGCCGACCAAGCCCAGCTGGTTCCCGAGCCCGACAGCCAGAAAGATCGTCTCGACACTGCAGTACGCCCAGATGATGGGCGACCTGGTGGTGATCTACGGCGGCGCTGGCCTGGGGAAGACCGTGACGCTGGAGCACTACCGCGCCAGCAACCCGAGCGTCTGGATTGCCACCATGGCGCCGGACACCAAGGGCGTCGTCTCGTGCCTGGAAGAGGTCGCCGAGGCGGTCGGCATCCGGGAAGTGCCTGGCGGCGCCCGGAAGATCGCCCGCCTCATCCGCAAGCGCATCGACGACACCCGCGGGCTGCTGGTGATCGACGAGGCACAGCATCTGTCCCTCGACGCCCTGGAGGAGCTGCGCTCGATCCAGGACGCCACCGGCGTCGGCCTGGCCCTGGTGGGCAACGAGATCGTCTACAACCGCCTGACCGGCGGTAACCGCGGCGCAGCGTTCTCTCAGCTGTTCAGTCGCATCGGGCTGCCGCTGCCCCTTGCGCGGCCGACGGCTGCCGATGTTCGCGCCATGGCCGAGGCCTGGGGTGTCAAGGGCAAGGATGAAGTGGGCCTGCTGGAGGCGATCGCGTCCAAGCCGGGCGCTCTCCGCATGGCCACCAAGGTCCTGGTGCTGTCGGCCGTGGCGGCCGCCGGCGAACCCATCACCGTGAAGCACATGCAGCAGGCCTGGCGCAGCCTGGGCCATCAGGAGTGACGGACATGCTGTCAACGGACCTTCGCAACCTGGCGCGTGCCCTGCGACTGAGTGCCGACCGCGGGCGCGTGACCATGGCCCACATCGATATCGCCGTCACGGCGCTGGACGTCTTCGCCGAGCAGGCGTCGGCGCTGGAGGAGCGGCCGGTGCCGTCCTTCCAGCGCGGCGACCTGCCTGATGGGGTGGTTGACCTGCAGCGCGTTCGCGCCGCCCGCCAGGCGCAGGCTTGGCTGCGGTCCCACTCCGGCCCCGGAGGTGCGGCATGAGCAAGACCGTGAAGCCCGTCACCGAGTTCAAGATCGGCGACGCCAGTGCCCGCACCATCGCCGTCGTCGGCGCGCCCACTGCCCTGGTGCTGATCGCCCTGGTCGGCGACGACACCTACCACGTGGTCGACCAGCTGCTCGACGGGACGCTCCGGCACCGCCTCGGGCCGATCACCTCGCAGGCCGCGCTCGATGCCGTGCAGCGGGTGATCGCCGGGCGGGAGCGGTCGATCACCGGCGACAGTCTGGCTGCCGTCGCCGGCCTGGTGGGTATCGCCGCCCAGGGGGGTGCGCTGTGAGCCAGCCGATCCAGACCATCATCGCGCGCACCGCCGAAGCCTTCGGCGTGCCCGTGTCGGAGATCGTCAGCGAGCGCCGATCCAGGGGCATCGTCCTGCCGCGCCACGTGGCAATGACGCTGGCGCGCGACCTGACGCCGGCCAGCTACCCGCGCATCGCCAAGGCCTTCCAGCGCTTCGACCACAGCACGGTGATGCACGCCGAGCGCCGGACCCGCGAGCGCATGACCCGAGACCCCGACCTGGCCGCGAAGGTGGCGGCCTTGCGGGAATGCCTGCGCGAGGAGGTGACCTCATGAGCAAGCCGACCTACGCCCACTTCGCCGGCGGCGGGCCTGCCGGCGAGACCTGTATGACCTGCGGTCATCGCGGCTCGAAGGAGTTCCAGGGGCGAGCGTCCCACTGGTGCAACAAGGCCGCCGCCTTCTCCCAGGTCGCCCCGAGCCGCGATACCCCCCCCCGGAAGCTGGGTCGCCTGACACCGCACACGGCTGCCTGCAAGTACTGGGAGGAGCGCAGTGAGACACCCTGAGTACCTCGTGGCCTGCCGGACGGTGACCGCCCCGCGGCCCGTGCGCGGCTACTTCAAACGCCTGTTCAACCGCCTGTTCAAGAGGGTTCAAGCATGACCGAGACCAACGTGATCACCCTGCCCACGCCGCCCGTCGACGCCCCGGCCGGCTTCGTCATGGACGCCAAGGGGCGCCTGGTGCCCGAGACCAGCATCAAGGCCCACGAGCAGCTGGAGGACCAGATGGTCCGCAAGGTGCTGAGCTACGCCGTCGAGCTGGCCAACCAGATCCGCCGCTTCAAGGGTCACGTCTTCGCCGACGCCAACAGCTACATGAGCCTCGCCGAGGAGGAGTACGGCGTCTCCAAGCGCGGCGCCAAGGGCAAGGGCAACGTCACCTTCACCACCTACGACGGCCTCATGAAGTTCCAGATCGCCGTCGCCGACCGCCTGACCTTCGGGCCGGAGCTGCAGATCGCCCGCGAGCTGTTCGAGGAGTGCATCGTCGACTGGGCCGAGGGCGCCCGGCCGGAGCTGCGTGTCCTGGTGGACACCGCCTTCCAGACCGACAAGGAGGGCAACGTCAGCCGCGACGCCATCTTCCGCCTGCTGCGCATCGACTTCGACGACTCCCGGTGGAAGCGCGGCCAGGACGCCATCCGCGACAGCATCCGCATCATCGGCTCCAAGAGCTACGCCCGCTTCTACGTTCGCGAGAACCAGGAGGCGCAGTGGCGCTCGGTGCCGATCGACCTGGCCGCCGCGTGAGGGGGTCGCCGTGAGCATCGAATGCAGGTCGGCCGTCATCTGCCCTGTGTGCGGTCATCCCGATTGGGACACCTTCGAGGCCGAGGCCGGCGAGCATACCTGCGCCGGCTGCGGCAATCCCTTCTGGCTGACCATCGAGACCGAGCGCCTGTTCGTGACCGAGACGATCGAGGACCACCTGGTCGCCATCGGCAGGAAGCAACCGCAGCCCCTGGAGCTGACGCCCTTGGAAGAGGCGATCGCCAGGGCCGAGAGAGGGTTCGCCAATGTTTGAGATCATCCCACCGAAGACCGGGCTCAAGTCCCGGCCCGTCGGCGCCGGCGAAGTGGCCATCAGCGTCCGGCGCGGACCCGCCCACCGGGGTCATGTCCTGACCTTCTCCATGGGCCAGGACCCGGCCATCGCGCTCGACTGGCGCGACGGCACCAAGGTCGTCGCCGCCTGTGGCCGCGACAAGGCGCTCGGCAAGGTCAAGATCGGCCCGGCCGTCGGCGACGGCCCGAGCTGGGAGGTGCGCGGCAACAAGGCGCGCGACGTCTTCAAGGTCTACACGGGCGCCCTGCCGGAGACCTTCTCCGGCGAGCTCTACAGCGGCAAGCGCGTGGTGCACGAGGTCATCAAGACGGCCGCCACCGAGCCGGCGCCGTACCTGGTGGTGACCCTGCCCAAGGGCTTCCACGAGGACCTGGTCAGGGCGATGGCCCATGCCTGAGCGCGAGACCGAGGACGGCTTCAATCCGTGGGGCAACGGCCCGGTGCCCGTGATGCCGCGCCAGCCCGAACCGAACGACACCGAGGGGGAATGACATCATGAAGACCATCGACATCAACGTGAGCGGCCCGGTCGGCTGCGGCAAGTCCGCCATCCTGGCCATGATCGAGCGCGAGCTGCGCCGCCAGGGCTTCGCCTTCCGCTACGCCAACCCGGCCGAGGACGTGCCCGAAAAGAACCTGGCCGACGTCGCCGGCGAGCTGGCCGGCCTGGACCGTGGCGCCGTCGCCTTCGTCCTGCGCAGCGACGGCAGCGCGGCGGCGGTGGACGGCTCGACCGCACCGCTCGGCGTCGGCTACACGCCCGGCAAGGGGTGGCGTCGCCTCGGCCTCGGCGACGGCCGCGACATCGGCGCCAACCGCCTGTTCTCCGGCATCGAGCCGCGGACGGTCGATGGTCAGGAGGTGGTGGCCATCCCCGCCTTCCACTACCGCGTCGAGAGCGACGACGCCGGCTTCCGGCTGTGGCTGTCGGCCCAGCCGCGCGACGGCTACACCCGGCACCCCGCCTTCATGCTGGACGGCGCGCCCATGGACGAGATCCTGGTCGGCGCCTACGAGGCCTCCGGCGGCGACGTCGCCGCCTCGCAGCGGGGCGAGAAGCCGATGGTCAACGTCACGCTGCCGCAGATGCGCGAGGCCTGCGCCGCCCGCGGCGAGGGCTGGGGGCTGTGGTCGATCTACGAGCTCGCCGCCATCCAGATGCTGGCCCTTGTGGAGATCGGCCACCCGGACCTGCAGGACGCCATCGGCCGGGGCAACGTATCGGGCTCCGGCGCCGTGTCGGGCGGCTCCACCAGCGCCACCTGGCGCGGGCTGCATGAGCTGTGGGGCAACGTCTTCCACTGGGTCGACGGCCTGCGGGTGTCCGCTGCCGGCGACATCGAGGCCTGGGACCTGGCTGGCCGCCGCGAGTGGGTCAACACCGAGATCCGCTCGCGGCTGATCGACGAGGGCGGGTGGCCGACGGCCTTCCACGCCGAGCCGGAGATCGACGCCCTGCTGCTGCCGTGCGCCGTCGCCGGCGACCGCGACAAGGCGATGGTCCGGGACTACCACTATGGGGCCTGGGAGGACGTCGAGAGCTACCCGATCCACGCCGGCAACTGGAGCAGCGGGTCGCACGCGGGCCTCTTCTACCTGGACCTGAGCGCCGCCCCGTCGGACTCGCACACGGGCATCGGTGGCCGCCTCGCGAAGCGTGTCCGGTCCTCGGCCAACTGAGTTCTGCCGGCGGCGCCGGCAGGCGCCGCCCTACCATGGGAGGGTGGTCATGAGTGCAGCCAAGAAGAACCCGACCCGGCTGGCCCTGATCAAGAAGGTTCACGTCGCCGCCCGCCAGCTGGCGCTGACCGACGACTGCTACCGCTCCGTCCTGGCGCGGGCGACCGGCGGCAAGGCCTCGACCAAGGCCATGAGCATCATCGAGCTGGAGGCGGTGGTCCGCGAGTTCCGCCGCCTCGGCTGGAAGGACCAGCCGGCGCGCAAGGCCGGCAGCCGGCCCCAGGCCGACACCGAGCAGGCCCGCAAGGTGCGGGCGCTGTGGCTGGCCCTGGCCGACATGGGCGTCCTGCGCGATGCCTCGGAGGCGGCGCTGGCCCTGTGGGTGAAGCGCCAGACCGGCGTCGACGCGCTCCAGTGGCTCGGGCCGGAGGAGCTCAACCAGGTGATCGAGGCGCTCAAGTCCTGGGTCGCCCGTGAACGCGCCAAGAGGGAGGCAGGCCGATGAGCAAGTTCCGCCGCAAGCACCAGCGCCGCGGCCGATACGCCGCCAGCCAGGAGGCGGCGCCGCTGCTGGCTCACATGCCGACGGCGCAGGGCATGCACGACGCCCTGGTCAGGGGTGGCTTCGTCCTGGCCAAGAGCGTCCGCCCCTACCTGCGGACGGACGGCCTCATGTCCATCCGCTTCGTGTGGCGCCTGCGCCACCAGGGCGGCACCACCTCCGTCACCTACACCGAAGTCCTGCGGGTGGGATGATGTCCATGACGCCGATCGTGTCGATGCAGCTGGCCGAGATCGCGGAGGTCGTGGGCGTGCCCGCAGCCCTGCGGCTGGCCGATGCGTTCGGCGGTCAGGAGGGGTGCAACGTGCCCAAGACCCCGCGGCGGGATCACCCGTGGGTCGAGCCGCTGGGCTGGGAGCCCTTCGCGGCGCTGTGCGAGGCCTACGGCGGGTGCCGTATCACCATCCCGCGCAACGCCTTCGCCAAGACCATCAAGTCGAAGATGGCGGAGCTGAAGCGGCAGGGCCTCTCCCATCGTGCCATCGCCCGTCGCCTCAAGTGCACCGAGCGGTATGTCCGCATGGTCATGAACGGCGGGCAGGACGATCGCCAGGCCTGCCTCTTCGCGGACGATTGACGCCGGGCCGGCGAGATAGAATACTCCTCCGCAGTTCCGTCAGAGGTGGTACCCGGAACATCTTCCGGGCATTACTAGAGAACAGTCGCAGCGATCATCCCCTCAGGTACTCAAGCCTGAGGGGTTTTTCGTGTCCGACAGCCTATTCCAGCACGCGCTCGACGTCGTGCTCGCCCACGAGGGCGGCTTCGTCAACGACCCCGTCGATCCGGGCGGCGCCACCAACTGGGGCATCTCGCTGCGCTGGCTGGCCAGCGCGGGCGAGCTCGACCTCGACGGCGACGGGTCGCCCGACGGCGACCTCGACCTGGACGGCGACATCGACGTCGACGACATCCGCGCCATGACCCGCGAGGACGCGGCCTTCTTCTACCGCGCCCACTGGTGGGACCGCCACGACTACGGTGCCTTCCACCTGACGGTGGCCACCAAGGTCTTCGACCTGGCCGTCAACATGGGGTCGCCGCAGGCGCACAAGCTCCTGCAGCGGGCCTGCTGTGCCTGCGGCAAGGAGATCGCCGACGACGGCATCCTCGGCCCCATCACCCGCGCCGCCGTCGCCGGCATCGCGCCCGAGATGCTGATCCCGCCGCTGCGCGAGGCCGCCGCCGGCTTCTACCGCGAACTCATCGCCCGCCGCCCCCAGCTCGCCAAGTACCGGCGTGGCTGGCTCAAGCGCGCCTACTACTGAGGAGGACCTCGACGTGTCCGAGATCGAGAGCAAGCCCTGGTATCTGTCCCGCACCATCATCGGCGTGCTGGTCACGCTGATCGCCCAGCTGCTGAGCCGGTGGGGGTTCGAGCTGACGCCCGCCCTGCGCGGCGACTTGGTCGATGTCATCCTCGACCTGGTGTCGGTCGGCGGCGCCGGCCTGGCCATCTTTGGCCGGGTGAAGGCGTCCAAGCCCATCGCCAAGCCGAGCGTGGGGGCGGCCAAGATGCTGCTCGCCGCCATGCTTCTGGGCGGCCTGGCCGTCGGCGGGCCGGTCGCCTGCGCATCCTACGCCGTGACCCAGGCCGAGCAGGCGACGCCGGCGCAGACCGTCTATGCCATCCAGGCGGACTACAACGCCGCCCTCGCGACGGCGGCCTCCTACATCGAGAGCCCGAGCGCTGACCCTGACGTGGTCGATGTGATCCGCACGCTCGATGCCGCCGCCTACGATGCCATCCGGGAGGCGCAGGGCGCGGCCCGCTCCGGCGGCAGCGCCGCCACGGCGGCGGCCGTCTCCGCCGCCCGGTCGGCTGTCGCGGCGCTCGCCGAGTACCTGGTCAGCAAGGAGATCATCCGATGAACGTGGCGCAGCTCATCCTGCTCGGCATCCAGATCGCCGAGGCCATCGCCGCTGGCGTGCCGGAGGCCATCGAAGCCAAGAAGGCCGTCGACCGCATGCTGGCCGAGAACCGCGACCCGACCGACGAGGAGTGGTCGGCGATCAATGCCGCGACGGACGCGCTGCACCGCCGCGTCCAGGGCGAGGAGCGGTGACCACATGGCTGACTTTCTGGGTACCTGGGGGTGGCTCGCCGCCATCGTCACCAACCTGTTCATTGCCTGGGTGGGGTGGTCGCTGCGTCACCAGTTCGTGACCCGTGACGATCACGCGCAGGCCCTGCAGGCGATGACCAAGCATCACGAGGATCAGGTGGCGAGCGTGGCCGAGCGTGCCCAGAAGGCGGCCGAGGCGGCCGATCATGCCGCCCGCCGCGCCGACCAGGTGGCGGCGGAGCTGGCGACCATGCCGTCACGCGACGAGGTGCACAAGCTGCACCTCTCGGTCACCGAGCTGTCCGGCCGCATCGAGCGCTTCGGCGAGCGGCTGGACGGGTCCCGCGAGAGCATGTCGCGCTTCCAGCGCGTGCTCGACCGCGTCGAAGACTTCCTGCTGAAGAACGGGGGACGCCCGGCATGAGCTATAAGGACTTCGTGGCGGAGGACCGCCGCCTGGTCATCCTGAAGCTGCTGGAGGAAGACCCCGGCGGCAGTCACAACCATGCGGTCCTGCAGGAGGCCCTGCGGCGCTGGGGGCACACCGTCAGCCGCGACGTCGTGAAGTCCGACCTGGCGTGGCTGGCCGAGCAGGCCCTGGTGTCGGTGCAAATGGTCGGGGACGGAGACCCCTATCACGTCGCCACGATCACCGACCGGGGGTGCGACGTCGCCACCGGCGCCGCCACCGTGCCGGGTGTAAAGCACCCGCGCCGGCGCGCCTGAGGAGAGCCTCCGCATGGGTCGGAAGTCCACCATCGCCCGCCTGCCGACCGAGGTCCGCGAGCTGATCGGGTCGCTGCGCAAGCAGGGCCGCACGCTCGACGAAATCATGGAGAAGCTCCAGGAGCTCGACGTCCAGGTCTCGCGCGCCGCCCTCGGCCGCCACACCAAGCAGATCGACGCCATCGCCGACCATATGCGCAAGTCCCGCGACATGGCGCGCGCCCTGACCGAGCGCTTCGGCGACGAGGGCATCGGCGACCTGGCGCGCTACAACCTGCAGGTCGCGCACGGCCTGCTGATGCGGCTGATGATCTCGGAGGAGGGCGAGCCCATCCAGCTGGACGCCAAGGAGGCCATGTTCCTCACCTCGGCCATCAAGAACGTGACGGCCGCCGCCAAGGCCGACGCCGATCGCGAGACCAAGGTCCGCGCCCAGATCGCCGCCCAGGCGGCTGAGGTGGCAGAGGAGACGGTCGCCGAGCTGAAGAAGGTGGGGATGTCGGCCGAGGGCGCCGAGGCCATCCGCGCCCGCATCCTGGGGGTGGCCGGGGCATGAGCGACCAGGCCGCGCCCTTTGTCCTTCTGCCCTACCAGCAGCGCTGGATTGCCGACCGCTCCCCGGTCAAGGCCGCCGAGAAGAGCCGTCGCGTCGGTCTCACCTGGGCCGAGGCCGCCGACGACGTCCTCATCGCCGGCCTGGCGGCGGACGATGGCGGGGATGATGTCTGGTACATCGGCTACAACCAGGACATGGCGCGCGAGTTCATTGAGACCTGCGCCGACTGGGCCAAGCACTTCGCGACCGCCGCCGAGGCCATGGAGGAGGTGCTGGTCGAGGACGAGGACAAGGACATCCTCGCCTTCCGCATCCGCTTCGCGTCAGGCCACAAGATCACCGCCCTGTCGTCGCGCCCCTCCAACCTGCGCGGCAAGCAGGGCGTGGTGGTCATCGACGAGGCGGCCTTTCATCCCGACTTGAAGGAGCTGTTGAAGGCGGCTTTCGCGCTCCTCATCTGGGGCGGCCGGGTGCGCATCATCTCGACCCACGACGGGGTGGAGAACGCCTTCAACGAGCTGTGCGAGGACATCCGCGCCGGCCGCAACAAGTACAGCCTGCACCGCATCACCTTCGACGAGGCGCTCGCCGAAGGCCTCTACCGGCGCATCTGCCTGGTGCGCAGCGTCGAGTGGTCGCCGGAGATCGAGGCGGAGTGGCGCCAGGAGATCATCGACTTCTACGGCGACGGCGCCGACGAGGAGCTCTTCTGCATTCCGAAGGCCTCGGGCGGCCGGTACATCCCGCGCGCCCTGATCGAGGCCCGGATGGACGAGGTGGTGCCCGTCCTGCGGTGGGTCCAGGCCGACGACTTCGTCGACCAGCCCGACCACATCCGCGAGGCCGACTGCCGCGAATGGCTCGACCTCACGGTGCGGCCGCACCTGCTGCGGCTGTCCGGCACCGAGCGCACCTTCTTCGGCGAGGACTTCGGCCGGTCGGGCGACCTCACGGTCATCTGGCCGCTGGTGCTGGAGCAGAACCTGGTGCGCCGCACGCCCTTCATCATCGAGATGCGCAACATCCCGTTCCGCCAGCAGGAGCAGGTGCTCTTCTACCTGGTCGACCGGCTGCCCCGGTTCTCGGGCGGCAAGCTCGACGCCCGCGGGAACGGCCAGTACCTGGCCGAGGTGGCGCGCCAGCGCTACGGCTCGCAGCTGATCGAGCAGGTCATGCTGTCGGAGGGCTGGTACCGCGACAACATGCCGCGCCTGAAGGCGGCCTTCGAGGACGGCACCATCACCCTGCCGAAGGATGCCGACGTGCTCGACGACTTCCGGGCGATCGAGGTGGTGCGGGGCGTGGCGCGCGTGCCCGACAGCGCCCGGACCAAGGGGCGCAACGGGCAGCGCCACGGCGACGCCGCCATCGCCGCCGCCCTGGCCTACGCGGCCTCCGAGGATGACGCCGGCCCCATCGACGCGACGGTCGCCGGCGACGTCCGCCACGGCTACCGGGGCTTCGCCGAGGATGGCGGCGAGGCCGGACAACCGACCGACCGCGGCTTCGGCACGCTGGGCGGGCTCAACGACTTTGAAGGGTTCATGTGATGGCGGAGCGTCCGATCTACGAAGAGATCGCCACCAGCGGCGACGGCGAGGACATCACGGCCGGCTACGTCGACGAGCTGCGCCGGCCGCGCGACGAGATCCTGCGCACCAGGGGCGGCGGGTCGCTGGCCATCTACGAGCGCCTCAAGCGCGACGACCAGGTGCAGAGCTGCTTCCAGCAGCGCGTCAACGCCGTGGTGTCCCGCGAGTGGTTCGTCGAGCCGGGCGGACCGAAGCGCCTGGACAAGAAGGCGGCCGAGTTCGTCGAGCAGCAGCTGCGGCGCATCCGCTTCGACAACGTCACCAAGAAGATGCTGAACGGGGTGTTCTACGGCTACGGCGTCGCCGAGTGCATGTGGGCGGCCGAGGGTGCCCAGATCGTGCTCGACGATGTCCGCGTCCGCCGGGCCGGCCGGTTCCGCTTCGGCAAGGACGGCACGCTGCGCCTCCTGGCCAAGGGGCATCCCGAGGGTCTGGTCATGCCTGACCGCAAGTTCTGGACCTACTCCGCCGGCGCCGACGACGATGATGATCCCTACGGCCGCGGCCTGGCCTACTGGCTCTACTGGCCCGTCTGGTTCAAGCGCAACGGCCTGAAGTTCTGGGCGATCTTCATGGAGAAGTTCGCCGCGCCGACGGCCAAGGGTACGGTGCCGAAGGGCGCGACGCAGGAGGAGCGGGAGAAGCTGCTCGCCGCCCTGCGCGCCATCACCATGGACAGCGCCCTGGTGGTGCCCGAGGGGACGCAGGCCGAGCTGCTGCAGGCGGCCAAGTCCTCGGCCGGCGACTATGCCACCTTCTACCGGCTCATGGACGCCGCCATCGCCAAGGTCGTCCTGTCGCAGACCATGACCACCGACAACGGCTCCAGTCGCGCCCAGGCCGAAGTGCACGAGGACGTCAAGCTGGAGGTCGTGAAGGCCGACGCCGACCTCATCTGCGAGAGCTTCGCCGACCAGGTGGTGCGCTGGCTGGTGGACTGGAACTTCCCCGGCGCCGCCTATCCGGCGGTGTGGCGCGACGTCACCGAGCCCGAGGACCTGAAGGCCCGCGCCGACCGCGACAAGGTGATCTACGACATGGGCTACACGCCGACGCAGGAGTACGTCGACGAGACCTATGGCGAGGGCTTTCTCCTGCGTCAGGTATCGCCCCCGGCGCCGGCGGCCGGGCAGCTACCCGCACCCACCCCTGCCGCGCCCGCCGCCTTCGCCGAGGGCGACGATGAGCGCGACGCCGTCGACGACCTGGTCGACCAGCTCGACGAGGTGGCGGCGCCGGCCATGGGCGCCTGGATCGACGAGGTCGCCCGCGTGCTCGATACCTCGACCTCGATCCCGCAGGCCATCGAGCGCCTGGAGGCCCTGTACCCGGACCTGTCTCTCGACGACCTGGCGGCGGCGATCGGCGACGCCATGACGGTCGCCGACCTCTCCGGCCGCGCCGAGGCAGTCGATGCCTGACGTCCTGCCGCAGGGCCTCCCGTTCGAGGAGGCGGCCGACTACTTCCGCCAGAAGGTCGACCTCCCGACGGAGGCCTGGACCGACCTGCGCGAGGACATGCACGCGCGCGCCTTCGTGGTGGCCGGCGCAAAGAAGGCCGCCCTCCTGGCCGACTTCCGCCAGGCCCTGCAGGCGGCCCTCGACGACGGCGAGACGCTGGCCGACTTCCGCAAGCGCTTCGATGACATCGTCGCCCGCCACGGCTGGAGCTACAAGGGCGGCCGCGGCTGGCGCACGCGGGTCATCTACGACACCAACCTGCGCATGGCCCAGTCGGCCGGGCGCTGGCAGCAGATCATGCGTCGCGCCGCGGCGGCCGAGGCGCAGGGTCAGGTCGTCTACATCCGCTACCTGGCCATCCTCGATAGCCGCACCCGCCCCGCCCACAAGGGCTGGAACGACGTGGTGCTGCCGTCCGACCATCCCTTCTGGCGCACCCACTACCCGCCGAACGGCTGGCGGTGCCGCTGCTCCGTGCAGATCCTCACCGAGCGCCAGTTGGCGCGCTACGGCATCAAGGTCACCGAGCAGCCGCCGCCGGTCGAGATGCAGCCGCGCACCGTCAACACGCCGTCGGGTCCCGTCTCATGGCCGACGCCGGCCGGTATCGACACCGGCTTCGGCTACAATGTCGGCCGCGCCGCCTGGGGCTCGCGCATGGATGCCCAGGCCATGGCCGGATGGAAGGAGGGCGGCAAGGACGCCTTCGAGCCCCTGACGCCGCCAGGCGCGCCGCCGGCGAAGAGCCTGGCGCCGGCGCCGGCGCCGGCCGCTCCGCTGCCCTCCACCCTGCCGGCCGACCGTCTGGCCACCGTCCAGGGTGTGCTGGGTGGAGCAGAGAAGATCGTCAAGGCGTCCGACGGAGCGCGCGTGTCCTTGACGGCGCAGGCCCTTGCGGACACTCTCCCGGACGAGCGGCTGCGCGTCCTGCCTCTGGTCGAGGATGTCGTCGCCGATCCGGGCGAGACCTGGTTCAGCTTCGAGCGCCACAAGGAGGCCGGCAAGGTCCGCTTGCGCCGGCGCCAGGTGAAGGCCTTCGAGCTGCCGGACGGCACCACGGTCGAGGTCGGCGTGCAGCTGGTCGACGGCCGTCTGGAGTGGGTCCTGCTGGGCGACGAGGAGATCGCCGCCGCCCGCTCCGGCATCCTCCTGCAGGGGGTAAGCCGAGCGAAGTAGGAAAACGCCCTCAGGAGCTTCAGGATGAGCGTGACGCCTTCCGGGGTAGCTCGACACCACGAAAGATGCTCGCGCGCATCCAGACCCGTTTAAGCCCCCTTTAACGTCGATCCTGCGCGCGTGTAATTGGCGGGTGTCCAGATCGCCCGCTTGACCAGGTCCCCGCCGCCGCGCATGCTGGCGGCGTCGCGACCCCGCGCCCCTTGCCCGGAATAGTTTCCGGGCAGTACCCCTTCCGATGCAGACCGAGAATGCCCCACGACCTTCAATGACGTGGGGCTGCTTCCCGTGCCTGACATCGAGATCTTCCGCGCCGGCCGCCACACGGCCATGAGCGGCGAGACCCTGAGCTTCAGCGACGCCGACCTCGACGGCACCGTGTCGTCCTACGACCCGGCGGTGCACGAGGCCCCGGTGGTCATCGGCCATCCCAAGCACGATGCCCCGGCCTACGGCTGGGTCAAGGGTCTGCGCCGCGACGGCGACAGCTTGCTCGCCGGCGTCGACCAGCTGGAGCCCGGCTTCGCGGAGATGGTCCGCGACGGCCGCTTCAAGAAGGTCTCCGCCAGCTTCTACAAGCCCGACAGTCCCTCGAACCCCAAGCCGGGCAGCTACTACCTGCGGCACGTCGGCTTCCTGGGGGCGCAGCCGCCGGCCGTGAAGGGCCTGGCGCCGATCGAGCTGTCGGACGACCCCGAGCAGGCGGTGACCATCGAGTTCGGCGAGATCAGCGGCTACACGGTCGGCGACCTGTTCCGCGCCATGCGCGACTGGATGCTGACCAAGTTCGGCCAGGAGGACGCCGACCAGGCGCTTCCGGCCGGTCTCGTGACGTCCCTGCAGGAGCAGGCGGCGCAACCCGAGGGGGCGCCGTCCCCCGCCTTTAGCGAACCCACGGACGACAAGGAGACGAAGCCCGTGACGGACAAGCCGAAACAGCCGGCCGTCGACGCCGACGAGCTGGCCCGCCGGGAGGCGGACCTGCGCAGCCGCGAGGCTGCCTTCGCCGAGCGCGAGCGCGAGCAGCGCCGCGCCGAGAACGCGAGCTTCCTTGAAGGGCTCGTGAAGGAGGGCCGCCCGCTGCCCTGCGCCCAGGACACCCTGCTCGCCTTCATGGACCACCTCGGCGGCGCGACCGTCGACTTCGGTGAGAGCGAGCAGCGCGACCCGCTGACGGTCTTCAAGGACGAGGTGCTGGCCAAGCTGCCCAAGCAGGTGGACTTCGGCGAGAAGGCTCCGGCCGACGGCGCAGATGACGCGGTCGACACCGCCGAAGAGATCACCCGCCGCGCCCTGGTCTACCAGGAGGAGCAGCGCAAGTCCGGCATCCAGGTCAGCGTGACCGAGGCCGTCCGCCACGTGACGAAGGAGAAGTCGTGATGAGCAACCCCGGCCTGATCAAGGCTTTCAAGGCCGGCGCGGCCATCGCTGCCCGGCGTGTCGTGAAGTTCGAGGCCGACGGCGACGTCGTCCAGGCCGCCGCCGCCACTGATGCCGTGATCGGCGTCTCCGACCTCGGCGCCGCCGCGGCCGGCGAGACCGTCGACGTGATCCTCTCCGACACCGCCGCGGTCGAGTACGGCGGGCCGGTGACCTTCGGTGCGCCGCTGACCGCCGACGCCGACGGCAAGGCCGTCGTCGCCAGCCCGGCGGCCGGCGCCAACAACTGGATCATCGGCCAGGCCATGGTCGACGGCGTCGCCGGCGACATCGGCCTGGTGCACATCGCCAAGTCCCAGATGCAGGGCTAAGGAGAGCGCACCATGAAGCACCCGTTTCCCACTGATCCGGCGCTGACCGCGATCGCCATGGCCTACACCAACGGGGCCATGATCGCCGACCTGGTCCTGCCGCGGGTCCCCGTCGGCAAGCGCGAGTTCAAGTACTACGAGCACGACATGGCCGAGGGCTTCACCGTCCCGGACACCCGTGTCGGCCGCAAGTCGCGCCCCGGCCAGGTCGAGTTCACCGCCGTCGAGAAGACGTCGTCCTGCGACGACTACGGCCTCGACGACGCGGTGCCCCAGGACGACATCGACAACGCCCCGGCCAACTACGACCCGCGGGGCCGCGCCGTCGAGGGCATCACCAACCTGATCCTGCTCGATCGCGAGGTCCGCACCGCCGACGTCGTCTTCGACGCCGCCACCTACCCGGTCGGCCACAAGGAGACCCTGGCGGGCACCGAGCAGTTCTCCGACTTCACCAGCTCGACGCCGATCAAGGTGATCAGCGAGGCGCTGGACGGCCCGATCATGCGGCCGAACGTCATGGTCATCGGCCAGCCCGCCTGGACCATCCTGCGCCAGCACCCCGACATCGTGAAGGCGACCAAGGGCAACAGCGGCGACAAGGGCATGGCGGCGCGCCAGGCCGTCGCCGAACTGTTCGAGCTCGAGGAGCTGATCGTCGGCCAGGGCTGGGTCAATACCGCCCGCCCCGGCCAGGCCACCAACTACCAGCGCGTCTGGGGCAAGCACATCGCCCTGCTGCACCGCGACCGCAACGCCGACACCCGCCAGGGCGCCACCTTCGGCCTGACCGCCCAGTTCGGCGGCCGTGTCGCCGGCTCCTGGCAGGATCGCAACATCGGCCTTCGGGGCGGTGAGTATGTTCGCGCCGGCGAGAGCGTGAAGGAGCTGATCACCGCTCCGCACCTCGGCTACTTCCTCGAAAACGCCGTCGGCTAAGGAGGCGCGTCATGCCGAAGTACGAAGTCGTGAGCGCCGTCCGTGCGGCCGGCAAGCTGCACCGCGAGGGCGAGATCGTCGAGCTGGACGAGGCGGTCGCCGACGGCCTGGTCGATCTCGGGCGCCTGACGCCCGCGAAGGCCGCGGCCAAGCCGGCCGGCAAGGCCGGCGCCAAGAGCGACGAGGGTGAGCCCGACAAGGGCTGACCCGCTGACACCAGGAGCCGATCGATATGGCCTACGCCACCATCCAGGAGTTCAAGGACCGCATCGACGACCAGGTCGTCCTGCAGCTGACCACGCGGGACGGCCAGACGGCCGACGATGCCGCCATCCAGCAGGCCCTGGATGATGCCGCCGCCGTGATCGACGGCTACCTGGAGCGCATCTCGACTGCCGACCGCCCGTCGGCCGCGGTCCTGCGCCCCTACGCGGTGGACATCGCCGTCTACCGCCTGGCGCGCAACCGGCCCGGCCAGGAGTTCGAGAGCATCCAGGCCGCCTACGAGGCCGCCGTGAAGTTCCTGTCGCGCGTCGCCGAGGGCCGGTTCCCTGGTGCCGGCGCCAGCGAGAGCCCGACCGGGGGCGCCGCCGTCCACTACGCGCCGCCGCGCACCTTCAGCTCCGACGCCATGGGTGACTTCTGATGCCGGTGCAGTTGAACGTCACCTTCAACGACGGCGGTGCCGTCGCCGCCCTGGAAGGCCTGCAGGGGCGCATCGGCAACCTGCGGCCGGCCATGGACGAGGTCGGCCAGGCCCTGCAGACGTCGACACACCAGCGGTTCCTGGATGCCGAGGACCCCGACGGCCGACCGTGGCCGGAGTTGTCGGCGGTGACCAAGGCGAAGCGGGGATCGGACGCCAAGCCGCTGCGCGACCGCGGCAACCTCTTCGACAGCATCAACTGGCGCGCCGGCGCTCATGAGGTGGCCGTCGGGTCCATCCGCAAGTACGCCCGCATCCAGCAGCTCGGCGGCCAGGCCGGCCGGGGTCGCAAGGTCACCATCCCGCCGCGGCCCTACCTCGGCGTCAACGAAGACGACCGCCAGGAAATCGCCGACATCCTGCGCGTCCACCTGGGGGACTGATCCATGTTCGTCGACGACATGGTCTCCGCGATCGTCGCCCGCCTGGCGGCCGTGCTGCCCAGCCTGAAGGCCGAGGCCTTCCCCGACGATCCGGCCAACTACCGGCTCTACCACCCGACCGGGGCGGCGCTGGTGATCTACGGCGGCAGCCGCTACGGCGAGCCCGACAGCCTGGGCGCCATCGTTCAGGAGCGCCTGGCGGAGTTCGACGTCACCCTGCTGCTGCGCAACCTGCGCGGCCCGACCGGCGCCAACACCCACGTCGACGCCATCCGCCTCGCCCTGACCGGCTTCAAGGTGGCCGGCGGCGGCTCGAAGCTGCGGCCCGTCCGCGACCGCTTCGTCGCCCACGACAGCGGCGTGTGGCGGTTCGAGATCACCTTCGTCGCCGCGATCCCGGCGATCGAACAGCTGGAGGAGGACCTGGTGCCGCTGCTCAAGCGCCTGACCTTCACCGGCGATGACGGCACCACCGAGGTCCCCAAGGAGGCCCCATGAGCACCAAGAGCCTGAAGCGCTACCGATACGACGGCCCGATGTCGGGCGTCACCCTGCGGGACGGCAAGGCCTCCCGCGAGGTCATGCTCATCCCCGGAAAGGAGATCGAGCTCCCGGACGACAACCCGCACGTCAAGGCCCTGGCGGCGCGCGGCCACCTGACCGAGGTCGCGGCGCCCGCCGCCAAGACCAAGGCCGGCAAGCAGGAGGAGAAGTAACATGCCCGCCGCCTTCCTTCACGGCTCCGAGACCATCGAGATCAGCCGCGGCGCCCGCCCGGTCAAGCAGGTGAAGAGCGCCGTCATCGGCTTGGTCGGCACGGCGCCGATCCACCTGCTCGACGCGGCCAACCGCAAGCTCAACGAGCCCTTCCTGGTGCTCTCCGACACCGATGCCGGCAAGTACTGCGGCCCGCAGGTCGCGGGCTTCACCATCCCGCAGGCGCTGGACGCGGTCTTCGACCAGGGCCGCGGCACGGTCATCGTCATCAACGTCTTCGACCCGGCGGTGCACAAGGCTTCCGTCGCGGCCGAGGCGCTGACCTTCGCCGACAACGACAAGGCCATCCTGGCCAACGGCGCCGACAGCATCATCAGCGCCACGGTCAAGTCTGGCGACGGCGCCACGACCTACGTGGAGGGGACGGACTACACCATCGAGCGGGCGACCGGCGTCATCACCCGCCTGGAGGCCGGCTCGATCGCGGCCGGCGGCAGCGTCCAGGTGGACTACGACCACGCCGACGTGAGCCTGGTCACCCCGACCGAGATCATCGGCAGCGTCGACGTCGCCGGCAACCGCCTCGGCATGCAGGGCTTCCTCAACTGCTACAACCGCTTCGGCTTCTTCCCGAAGGTCCTGATCGCGCCGGCCTACTGCACCCAGGTCTCGGTGGCTGCCGAGCTGGAGGTGCTGGCGGCGCAGGACAAGTGCCGCGCGGTCGCCCTGGTGGACGCGCCGATCGGCACCACCCGCGACCAGGCGCTGACCGGGCGCGGGCCGGACGGGGCCATCAACTTCAACTTCAGCTCCGACCGCGTGGTCCTGTGCTATCCGCACCTGAAGGTCTACGACACGACGACCGGCGCCGAGCGGCTGGAGCCGTTCTCGCAGCGCCTGGCCGGCGTGATCGCCGCGACCGACGACGCCAACGGCTACTGGTTCAGCCCGTCCAACAAGGTCATCAAGGGCATCACCGGCTCCGAGCTCGACCTGTCGGCGATGATCAACGACCCGACCTCGGACGTGAACGCCCTCAACGAGGCCGGCATCGTCACCCTGTTCAACTCCTTCGGCACCGGCCTGCGCACCTGGGGCAACCGCTCCTCGGCCTTCCCGGCGTCGACGGCGCAGACGAACTTCATCCAGACGCGCCGCACGGCCGACATGATCCACGAGAGCCTGGAGTACGCGATGCTCCAGTTCATCGACCAGCCGATCAACGACGCTCTGATCGACGCCATCAGCGAGACGGCCAACGGCTTCATCCGCGTGCTGATCGGTCGCGGCGCGCTGATCCAGGGGTCGCGGGTCGAGTGGCTGAAGGAGCGCAACCCGGACGTCGAGCTCGCCGCCGGGCACCTGACCTTCAGCATCACCATGCTGCCGCCGCCGCCGGCCGAGCGCATCACGTTCGAGAGCTTCATCGACATCAGCCTGCTGTCCAACCTGCAGGCCGGCTAAGGGAGAGGCCGCATCATGCCCATCCAGGTCAACAAGATCTTCAACGCCAACATCTACCTCGACGGCACGAACAATCTGATCGGTCGCGCCGCCGAGGTCACGCTGCCCGAGATCAGTGTCGCCACCTCCGAGCACTCCGGTCTCGGCATGGTCGGCACGCTGGAGCTGCCGGCCGGCCTGCAGGCCATGACGCTGCAGATCAAGTGGTCCGGCTTCTACGCCGACCACATGAAGGCCGGCGCCAACCCCTTCAAGGCGCACAAGTTTCAGGTGCGCGGCTCGGTCGAGACGTACGGCGCCGAAGGGCGCGTGGCCGAGGCCCCGGTGGTCTGGCACGTCACGGCGAGCTGGAAGAAGGCGGCGCTCGGCGGCGTCAAGCCGAAGGAGGCGGCCGAGTTCGAGGACGAGCTCGCGGCCACCTACGTCAAGGTCGTCCATGACGGCGAGGAGCTGCTCGAAGTCGACGTGCTCCAGAACATCTGGCGCGCCGCCGGCGAGGACGTCCTCGCCAACTACCGCAAGAACATCGGAGGCTGATAGGCCATGAGCGAGAAGAAGACCCGCGAGATCACCCTGCCGAGCGGCGCCGTCGCGTCCATTAGCGAGGGCAAGGGCCGCGACCTGCTGGCCGCCACCCGCGCCGCCGGCGGCCCCAACGACCCCATGAAGATCGCCTTCGGCCTGATCGCCGCCCTGGTGACCATCGACGGCCGCGGCCTGATGATCGAGGACGTCGAGGACATGGACCTCGCCGACGTCTTCAAGCTGCAGGGCGAAGTCATGGGAAACGGCGTGTCCTTACCCGCCAGCACTTTGCCCAGCTGAAGGCGGAAGGGGTCATCAGCCACGGCGAGCTGATGGAGATGTCGTGGGAAGAGGTGCTGGCGGAGGTGGACGACTACGCCGACTACGTGCGGCGCAAGAACGAGGCGATGAGGCGGGAGGGGGCTTAGTCCTTCTTCGCCTTCTCGGCCTCGATCCGGGCCACCTCCTCCCGGAACATGCGGGGCGTGTCGCGCAGGGTGCGCAGGATGCCAAGCGGCCAGCCTGCCACCTCCTTCACCACACCCCAGGCAAGCAGGAGGAGCTCCCGCACCGTCACGCTGACGGCCGCCAGGATGGTCAGCACGGCCGCGATGCCGGCGCCGATGCCGAAGGCGATGAAGAAGGGAGCGAGAAAGCCGATCATCGGTAGAGGATAGGGCCTGTGGACAATCTCTTCAACATGGCGGTGATCATCTCGGCGATCGACCGCGCGTCCGGCCCCCTCCGCCGCGTCGGCCAGTCCCTCGGCGACCTCACCGAGCGAGCCCAGCGGATGGCGGAGTTCGGCCAGCAGATGACGGTGGCCGGCGCGCTGACCCAGGGCGCCGCCAACCAGATGACCGGCGCGCTCGGCAAGGTCATCAACCCGGCCATCCAGTTCGAGAGCACGATGGCCGACATCAAGAAGGTCGTGAACTTCGACACGCCCGAGGCCTTCGCCCAGATGGGCGACGACATCCTGGCCATGTCGACCCGCATCCCCATGGCCGCCTCGGGCCTCGGCGACATCGTGGGCGCCGCCGGTCAGGCCGGCATCGCCCGCCACGAGCTGCTGCGGTTCGCCGAGGATGCCGCCAAGATGGGCGTCGCCTTCGACATGAGCGGCGCCGAAGCCGGCGCGGCGATGACCGGCCTGCGCACCATCTTCAGCCTGAACCAGGACGGCGCGGTGCAGCTGGGCGATGCGGTGAACCACCTGGCCAACAACATGGACGCGACCGCGTCCGGCCTGCTCAACATCATGAGCCGCGCCGGGTCGACGGGTAAGCTCATGGGTCTGACCGGGCAGCAGACGGCGGCCCTCGGTGCCGCCTTCCTGGCCCTGAAGACGCCGCCAGATGAGGCGGCCACCGCGATGGATGCCCTGTTCCGCATGACGGGCACGGCCGACAAGCAGAGCAAGAAGTTCCAGGAGGCGCTGGCCGGCATCGGCATGAGCGCCGAGCAGCTGAAGGGCGCAATCGCCGAGGACGCCCAGGGCGCGCTGCTCGACTTCCTCGGCGCCGTCCAGCAGTCCGACGACGTCATGGGCACCCTGACCGACCTGTTCGGCGCCGAGTACGCCAAGCATATGGCCAAGCTGGTCGGCTCCCTCGACACCTACCGCGGCGCGGTCGGCCTGGTGGCGCAGGAAACCGCCTACGCCGGCTCGATGCAGGCCGAGTATCAGGCGCGCTCGGAGACCACCGAGAACGCCCTGCAGCTCATGAACAACATCATGAACCGGCTGGGCGTGACCCTCGGCAACCTGGTGCTGCCCACCCTCAACGAGGGCCTGCTGGTGCTGCAGGATCTCGGCAACGCCATGACGGACTTCGCCAAGGCCAACCCGACCCTGTTCAAGGTGGCGCTCGGGTTCTTCGGCATCCTGGCCGTGGCCCTGGCCATCGTGGCGCCGATCCTGTCGGTGGTCGGCGGCCTGGTCATGATGGGGTCCTACGGCCTGATGGGCGTGGCCAAGCTCGGCGCCGGCCTGAAGTGGCTGCGCGGGCAGTTCCTGCGCGTCCTGCCGGCCGTGCGCGCGCTCGCCGCCAACATCTGGCGCCTGGCCGTGCAGGGCGCCGCCCGCTTCTCGGTCGGCATCGCCCGCATGGCTGCCTCGCTGGTGACCGGCCTGGTGCCAGCCCTCGGCTCGGCCGTCGCCGGCGCCTGGGCGTTCACGGCGGCCCTGCTCGCCAACCCCATCACCTGGATCGTGCTGGCGCTGGCGGCCGCCGCCGCGGTCGTCTACGCCTACTGGGAGCCCATCAAGGCCTTCTTCCAGGGGCTTTGGCAGGGCATTGAAGCGGCCTTCAAGCCGGTGCTGGCGAGCCTTGAAGGCGCCTTCGCGCCGGTCGCCGCGGCCTTCACCGCCGCCTTCGCGCCCTTCGCGCCGTTGCTCGACCTGGTCGGCGCCGCCTTCGGCCATGTGGTCGGCTGGGTTCGCAGCCTCTTGGAGCCGCTCGGGTTCGCCCAGTCGGAGCTCGACGGCGTCCGCGCGGCCGGCGCCTCGGTCGGCGAGGTCATCGGCGGTGTCCTGGCGACCAGCTTGCAGGTGGCGCTGCTGCCCCTGCGCCTGGTCATCGGCGCGGTGACCGAGCTCTTCAACGCGCTGGCAGCGGTCGGCGGCTGGCTGATGGGGCAGTGGCAGGAGATCGTCGCCGCCTTCGACCAGGGTCTCATCCAGGGGCTCGTGACGGTGTTCGGCAAGGTCAACCCGGTGGGATGGCTGGCCACGGGCTTCTCCGGCCTGACCGACTACCTGCTCGGCATCGACCTGTCGTCGGCCGGCGCCAACATCGTCAACACCATCTGGGAGGGCATGAAGTCGGTGGCCTCCAAGCCGGCCGAGGCGATCAAGGAGATCGTCGGGCAGGTGCGCGAGTATCTGCCGTTCTCGCCGGCCAAGGTTGGGCCGCTCTCCGACCTCGACCGCATCAAGCTGGTGGAGACCGTGGCCGACAGCGTCCGGCCCGAGCCGCTGGTCAGCGCCATGCGCACCACGGCCGCCGCCGGCATGGCCGCGCTCACCATGGCCGGCGCCCCGGCTGCGGCCACCGAGCTGCCGCCGGCGGTGCAGGAGGTCCAGCGGGTGGCCGGCCAGGTGGCCGGGCTCGGCCCCGTCGCCCAGGCGCAGGCATCCCTCGCCCCGGTGGTGGCGGCGCCGCAGGTGGCCGACGTTCCGGCGCCGCCCTCGGCGGGCGGTCCGGTCAACATCTCGTTCGCCATCACGGTCGAGGGCAACGCCACGGCCGAGACGGTCGAGGCCCTGGAGGAGCGGCTGCAGCGCTGGGTGCGCGAGAACGGCCCCCTCCTGGCGCGCGCCGTCGGCCGCGAGCAGACGCGGGCCGGGCGCATGGACTTCGGGGAGGGTGGCTGATGTTTCTCATGCTGGGGGCCGTGCGCCTCGATGTCCTGACCGTGCGCGGTCTGCAGGTCAGCGACGGCTGGACCTACGCCGAGCATGCCGTGGTCGAGGGTCGGCCGAAGCTCCAGTTCACCGGCGCCAAGCTGCGGGACGCCAGCATCGACTTTCGCCTGCGCCGCGACTGGGGCGATCCCGAGGCGCTGCTCGATCAGCTGCGCGCCCTGGCGGAGGCCGGCGAGGCCCAGCTGCTGCAGCGGGGCGACGGGCGGCTGATGGGCCTGTTCGTGATCACCGGCCTGACCGACAGCCCCAAGTGGTCGATCTCCAACGGCCGGCCGGTCGAGGTCGAGGCGTCGATGACCCTCAAGGAGTACGTGCCCGAGGACGGGCAGCGGCCGGCGCCGGTGGCGGTGGTCGGTTCGGCCATGGCCAGGCGCGGGTGAGGTGACGCATGGACTACCTGGAGCACATCACTCAGGAGGGCGAGCGCTGGGACGCCATCAGCTGGCGCTACTACGGCGACCCGCACCGCTACGAGGAGATCATCAAGGCGAACCCCGAGGTGCCGATCGCCCGCGTCCTGCCGTCGGGCGTGGTGCTGCGCATCCCCCTGATCGAGGTCGACCAGCTGGTGCCGGCCGACGACCTGCCGCCGTGGAAGAGGTAGTCGATGCCCACCCTGGTCAAACAGCCGGCCTGGCGTCTGGTCTATGCCGGCAAGGACATCACCGGCGACATCATGGAGCAGGTCGTCTCGGTGACCTACACCGACCACGTCCACGGCAAGTCCGACGAGATGGAGGTCACGATCGAGGACCGCACCGGCCGGTGGCGCGGCGCCTGGTATCCGGCGAAGGGTGACGAGGCCGAACTGTGGATCGGCTACGCCCGCGGCCTGATGATGCCCTGCGGCAAATTCCGCGTCGACGAGGTCGAGTTCTCCGGGCCGCCCGACACCATCGTCCTGCGCTGCCTCGCCGCCTCGATCACCCAGGACCTGCGGACCAAGAAGAGCCGGGCCTTCGAGGCCCAGACCCTCAAGACGATCGCCGAGACGGTCGCCGGCGAGCACGGCCTGGCGCTGGTGGGTGAGGTCGTCGACATCACCTTCGACCGCATCAGCCAGGACGACGAGACGGACCTCGCCTTCCTCAAGCGCCTGGCCGAGGACTACGGCCACTCCTTCACGGTGCGCGGCGAGAACCTGGTCTTCGCCAAGGTCGAGGAGCTGCGCGGCGGCAAGGTCGTCGCCGCCCTGGCCAGGAGCGACCTGCAGGACTACAGCCTGCGGGACAAGGCGCGGGACGTCTACCGGGCCTGCGAGGTCAGCTACCAGGACCCGCAGACCAAGGAGCTGATCACCCATACCGTCGAGGCCGAAGGCGTGGAGTCTGGTGACACCCTGAAACGGAAGGTGCGCGTCGAGAACGCCAGCCAAGCCGAAGCCAAGGCGAAGGCGCTGCTCGACAAGGAGAACCGCCTCCAGCTCGCCGGCAGCCTGACGGTGTCGGGCATGCCCCACCTGGTGGCCGGCGCCAACCTGGCGCTCACCGACCTCGGCCGGCTGTCCGGCGTCTACCACATCACCCGCTCGACCCACTCCGTCGAGCGCGGCCGCGGCTACACCACCGACGTGGAGATCGAGCGTGTATCGTAGGGGCATCGTCACCCAGACCGACCCGGCGACCTGCCGGGTGAAGGTCCGCTTCCCCGACCGGGACAACGTCGAGAGCTGGTGGCTCGAAGTCGGGCAGCCCAAGACCCACCAGGACCAGGTCTACTGGATGCCGGACGTCGGCGAGCACGTGGCCTGCCTGATGGACGAGCACGGCGAGGCCGGCGTGGTGCTGTGCGCCATCTACTCCAGCGCCGACCGGCCGCCGGTGGCCAGTCAGGACAAGCTGCACATCGTGACCAAGGACGGCGCCGTCATCGAGCACGACCGCGCCGAGCACCGCCTGCTGATCGACCTGACCGCCAGCGCCGGTACGATCCACCTGAAGACCGGCGGGTCCGAGATCATCATGACGCCGGACGGCATCGTGATGCTCGGCACCCGCATCGACATCAACTGAGGCCCGCCCATGCCCGCCGTCACCCGCCTCGGAGACATCTGCACCGGCCACGGCTGCTGGCCGCCGCGCCCGTCAGCCTCGGCCAGTCCCGACGTGTTCGTCAACGGCATCGCCGTGCACCGCCAGGGAGACGCCTGGGCGGCCCATACCTGCCCCTCGATCCCGGAGACGCACGCGAGTGTCTTGGCGGCGGGGTCCTCTTCGGTGTACGTTAACGGTCGCCAGATCGGGCGCATCGGCGACCCCGTCGCCTGCGGGTCCTCCGTCGCCACTGGCTCCCCCAACGTCTTCGCCGGGTAGCTCCCCGGAAGTACTTCCGGGCATTTGCGGGCAAGGGCCTCCCATACCCTTCCCGCATGATCCCACGTCACCAGGACATAAGGGCTGTCTACTGGCAGCCGCGCCTCGGCGCAGCAGGGCAGGTCGTCGAGGACCTGGCCGACATCGCCCAGTGCATCGCCATCATCCTGCTGACGCCCAAGGGCAGCGACCCGCACCGCCCCGAGTTCGCCTCCGACTGCTGGAAGTACATCGACTGGCCGGTCGACCAGGCCGTGCCCCACCTGGTGCGCGAGGCCGTCCTGGCCATCGAGCGCTGGGAGCCGCGGGTCATCCTGGCCGGCGTCGAGCCCGTCATCGAGAACGCCCGGATCACCCTGCGCGTGACCTGGCGCCTGGCGCCTGACGCGGCGCCGCAGGTGACGGAGGTGGCGCTGTGACCGGCCTTCCCGAGCCCGACTTCATCACCCGCGACCCTGTCGCCGTCACGTCCGAGCTGATCGCCACCTACGAGGCGATGACCGGCCGTACCCTGCAGCCGGCGCAGGTCGAGCGGCTCCTCATCGACCTGATCGCCTATTCCGAGACCCTGGTGCGCATCGGCATCCAGGAAGCCGCCAAGCAGAACCTGGTCGCCTACTCGCGCGGCGTGAACCTCGATCACCACGGGGCACTGCTCGGCGTCTCGCGCCTACCGGCCAAGGCGGCGGCGACCACGCTGGAGTTCACCCTGTCGGCCGTGCAGGCCGGTGACGTGGCCATCCCCAAGGGGACGCGCGTCAAGACCAAGGACGGCGCCGTCGTCTTCGCGACCACCGAGCGCCTGGTCATCCCGGCCGGCGCCCTGGCGGGCAGCGCCCCGGCCACCGCCGGCGAGCTCGGCGAGATCGGCAACGGCTACCTGCCGGGCGAGGTCGCCACGCTGATGGACCCCATCGCCGGCGTCGCCGCCGCCACCAACACCGCGACCACCTACGGCGGCGCCGCGGTCGAGGATGACGAGCGCCTGCGCCAGCGCATCCAGGAGGCGCCCGAGCGTTTCTCGGTGGCCGGTCCCGGCGGCGCCTACCGCTGGCACGCCATGACCTCGCACCAGTCCCTGGTCGATGCCGCCGTGGTCAGCCCGACCCCCGGTGTCGTCCAGGTCTACCCGCTGGGCAAGGACGGCATCCCGGCGCCGGAGATCCTCGACGTCGTGCTCGCCGCCCTCAACGACGACAAGGTCCGGCCGCTGACCGACCTGGTCCAGGTCCTGCCGCCCACCGAGGTCGCCTACACCATCGACGCCACCCTCACGCTGCTGCGCGGCGCCGACCAGGTGAGCGTGGAGGCGGCGGCCCGCAAGGCTGCCGAGGCCTACGCCGCCGGCCGTCGCGCCGGCCTGGGCCGCGACCTCATCCACAGCCAGATCATCGCCGCCCTGTCCGTTCCCGGCGTCTACAAGGTGCAGGTCAACGCCCCGGCCGAGCGGGTCGTCGACGGCTTCGAGTGGGCCAACTGCGCCTCGATCGCCCTGAGCTTCGGAGGTGCGGTCGATGGCTGATGAGCGCCTTCTGCCCGCCGGCATCCGCGACGAGCGTTCCCTGGCCCTGCTGTCGCTCCTGGACCGGCTCGACGCCCTCGACCTGACCCGGCTGCTGATCTACGGCATCGACGGCGTCGAGGCCTCGGCGCTGCCGCATCTCGGCTGGCAGTTCCACGTCATGGGCGCCGAGGGTTGGGAGCTGGCCGTTTCCGAAGGGCAGCGGCGGGCGCTCATCAAGCGGGCGTTGGAGCTGCACCGCTACAAAGGCACCCGCTGGGCGGTGCGCCAGGCGCTCGATGCGCTCGGCGTCTCGGCCGAGATCATCGAGTGGTTCGAGCCGGAGGCCGCCGACCTGGCGCCCTACGAGTTCGGCCTGCTGGCCCGCATCCGCCAGCCCGTCCGCCGCGACGAGCTGCTCGGCGCCGAGACCTCCGACGCCGTCCGCCGCGCCGTCTCCGAGTACAAGAACGCCCGCTCGCACCTGGCCTGGATCGCCTTCGCCGTCGACCTGGAGATCCCGCTCGGCCCCATCGAGCCGGTGCTGGCGCGCCTGTCGGTCGACCGCAGCCGCCTGCGCGTGGACTGGTTCCCGGTCTTCGACATCACGGCCACCGACGCCGCGGCGCTCGACCCCGACCCCTTCGTCCAGCGCCGCGAGGTGATCGACGTCTCGCCGGCGCCGGTGCTGATGGGGCGGCCCCACCACCTCGACCGCGGCCTGCCCGAGGCCTTCGCCGACACCGGCCTGCAGATGGACCTGGTGCTGCCCTACGCCGAGGGCGCGTGGACGGCTGGCATCGAGCTCGTGCAGCGGACCAGCGTCACCGCCGCCGCCTTGCCGGCGCTGCCGGCGGCGCTCGCGGCCTCGACCGTGGCGGCGCCGGTCACCGGCCTCGACCTGGCGCCGGTGGCCGCCTCGGTCGCCGTGTCGGCCGCCGCAACATCCCTCGCCCCGCGCGCAGTGCCCGCCGAGGGCCTCGACCTGATGGCCAGCTTCGACGCCGTGGCCGCTGATTTCGTACCGCTCGACATGCCTATGGAGGCCGTCCATGTCTGATCCCGTCTGGAAGCAGGCCAAGGTGCTGCAGGGGCTTTACCGCCGTATGGCGGCGTCCCTGGTCAACGCCGGCCCTTGCGTCCGCATCACCACCTTCCGCCTCGGCCTCGGCTGGCTGGAGGAGGGCGGCGAGGTGCCGGTGCCCATTCAACCGCCCTTCAACGCGACCGCCATTCCGGGCGAGTTCCACACCGGGGCTATCGAAGGCACGGCCGAGGACGAGAGCGCCCTCATCAAGTGCGTGGTCCCTGCCGGAGCCGTCGACGCTCCGACCCGCGCGACGGTCATCGGCCTCTACGACCAGGCCGACACGCTGGTCGCGGCGGTGTCCTTCCTGCCGGAGTGGATCACGCCCGACAAGCGGTATGAGCACTACCTGCACCTGAACTTCCCGACGGAGTGAGCCGATGCCCCTGACCGTGGACATCAAGTGGCGTGAGCAGTACGCCTCCAGCGCCCTGAACCGCAAGCTCGCCGGCGTCGTCGACCCCGGCATCTACTGGGGCTTCGCCGTCGAACCGGGCGGCGGCCTCAACGTCCGCGTCTACGAGGGCGCGGACCCGGACTACCCCGTCTCCGTCGCCGTGGTCGAGCGCGACGGCTACAGCATGACGGTCCGCCTCGACACCGACGAGACCGTGGCCATCCTGTCGCACGGCACCTGGTACGTCGTGCTCGAAGGCAGCTACATCGTCGGTCAGGACACGTCGGCCGCGCTCAAGGCGGTGCCGGCCCCGGCTGCCCACCATGTGGTGCTGGCCAAGGTGGTCGTGCCCGAGGGCGCCACCGAGATCGCCGCCGACATGATCACCGCCGACGGGCGCTCCGAAGCCCACCCGGCCGTGTGGGTGGCGCAGATGGTGACGATGGTCACCAGCCTGACCGAGAGCCTGATCGACACCCGTGCCCGCCTGGCCAACCTGGAGCGCTGGGCGCAGGCGGCCGGCTTCGACCCCAACACCGTGTACTGATGGAGGCCCGATAGATGGGGACCTTGACCACCGAACTGCTGAACCAGGCGACCGCGCTCAACTCCCTGCGCGGCCGCGTCGACCTTCTGCTCGCCGCCTACGGCGAGGGCTCGCTGGACCCGGCCGAGATCCAACGCCAGATCCAGGAGGCGACCCAGGACGCCATCGACGCCGTGCTGGCGCAGCTGGACGGCCTCGACGTCTCCGAGCTCGCCCTGCGCGCCGAGCTGCAGCGCAAGCTCATCGGCCTGCAGAACGCCTACGGGCCGGAGAAGTACTTCTTCGAGTTCTTCAACCCGCTGTTCGCGGTCTCCGACACCCTGACCGTCGCCGGCGTCTCGACCGTCGCCGGCGACGACAGCATCGACATCTCCTCGACGTCGAAGCTCCAGGTTGGCCGCGAGTACGCCATCGACGGCCCGGCGCAGACGATCATCATCACGGTGGCTGAGGTCCTCAGCACCACCCGCTTCCGCGCCACGGCGCCGGTGACCGTGTCCCTGGCTGACGCGACCCTGCGTCGGACCAACTGGACGATCGACGGTGGCCAGGCCACGGCCGTCGCTGGGCAGGTCTACTATTCCAAGATGCTCGACCTCGGCGTGGCCAACGTCGACAAGGCCGTCATCATCCGCCACAGCGACAACGCGGCCGGCGTGCGCCTGTACTTCAAGGACGCTGACCATGTCAGCTGGACCGAGGCGCCGTGGAGCTGGCGCCGCGATGCTGATACCGGCCTCACCGACCTTGGCCTGGTCGGCGACGGTACGGTCGATACCGGCATGGTCGATGTCGAGTACCGCCTGCGCGCCCGCGGGCCCTTCGAGCTCAAGATGGTCGTCGAGGGCGGCAATATCACCGTGAAGCACCTGGTGGGCGTTGATCAGGAGACGCTGCTGGGCGGCCTTCACCACCCGCCTGAAACGCCCGTGAACGCCGCTCCGGCCGCCGCGGCAACTGACGTGACCGAGACCCCGACGCTGGCCGTCGACGACTACACCTCGGCCGTGGATAGCCCCATGGCGGCCAGCCAGTGGCAAGTCGCGGCCGACCCGGCCGACTGGAACGCTCCGCTCTACGACAGCGGCGAGGTGGCGGCGGCGTTGTCGCACCAGATGCCGGCCGCCGTTCTGGCCGAAGGGCAGACTTACCACTGGCGGGCGCGCCTGAAGGACGGCAAGGGCGGCTGGTCCGAATGGTCGGTGCCGACGACCTTCCAGACGGCCGCGAGCTTCGAGTACGTCGTCACCCCGTCGCTGACGTCGCCGAGCAACGGCGCCATCGACATCCCCGAGCAGCCGTCGCTGTTCTCCTCGGCCTTCGCCGTCCACGGCGGTGCCGACACCCACGCCGCCAGCCAGTGGCAGATCCGCGCCCAGGGCGGCACCTACGCCACGCCGGTCTGGGACAGCGGCGAGGACGCCGTGAACCTGGAGAGCGTCCAGGTGCCCGCGGGCATGCTGCAGGACGGCCAGCTGACCTACTACGCCCGCGTCCGTCACAAGGGCACGGCGCTGAGCTGGTCGGAGTGGTCGGGCGAGATCAGCTTCACCACCAAGGACCTGTTCGCCAACATCGTCGGCATTGCCCTGGTCACCTCCGGCGGCGGGGGCGGCACCTGGGCGCGCGTCGATGAGGAGGGCAACAACAAGGCGACCGACGCCAGCTTCTTCTCCAGCCACCCGGTCTTCGGCGGCATCACCACCGTCACGGTCGACAGCCAGGCCATGGTGCGGGTGCCCAAGTTCTACTACAAGGTCGGCACGGCGCCGGCCGGCACCGATCGCGCCGGCAAGAAGTGCTGGTGGATCAGCGATCAGCCGGCGGCCGGCTTCGTCCTGCACCCGGCCTTCATGGACGGCGGTTCGGAGATCCCCTACTTCTACGTCGGCAAGTACCAGGGCACCAACGACGGCGGGACCAAGCTCGGCTCCACCGCGGGCGTGGCGCCGCTGGTGTCGATCGACTTCCCGACGATGCAGGCCCGCGCGACGGCCCGCAACGTGTCGGGCGTCTCCGGCTTCCGCCTGTGGTCGATCTACGAGGTCGCGGCCGTGCAGATGCTGGCCCTGATCGAGATGGGCGGGGCCAACATGCAGGCGCTCATCGGCCAGGGCCGCGTCAACCAGTCGTCGGCGGCCAACGTCGATGCGGCCGACGTGGCGCAGGCCACCTACCGGGGCATCGTGGGCCTGTGGGGCAACGTCTGGCAGATGACGGACGGCATCAAGCTCGACAGCTCGCATCGCCTGCAGGTGTGGGACCGCCAGGGCAACAAGACCTGGGTCAACACCGGCGTCACGGTATCGCCGAGCGGCTGGATCGTCTCGGTGCTGGAGGGCAATGGCGCCACCTTCGACTTCCGCGACCTGTTCGTGGCGGCCAGCGTCGACAGCACCGAGACCAACGGCACCTACGGCGACTACCACTACTCCAACACGACGGCGTCGGAGCGCATCGCCTACCACGGCGGCGACTGGAGCAGCGGGTCGGACGCGGGCCTCTTCAACCTGAACCTGAACCACGCCCCGTCGAACTCGCGCCCGCACATCGGTGGCCGCCTCGCGAAGGTGTGATCCGGGTCCTGCCCACTGTGTTCTGATGGGTCGCGCGGGAGCGCGACCCCCTATTCCGGGAGACTTGAAGCATGCAGATCGGTGAGCTGATTTCGTGGGGTGAGGTGCCGTCTCTGGGGCTTCCCGCGTTCGAGGACATCCTGCCCGAGAGCGGCTTCCGCCGCGAGGTGAAGATCTACAAGGTGCCGGCCGAGCTGAGCGAGACCCGCTACTTCGTCTCGGTCAAGGAGGGCGCCCAGCCGGAGGAGGTGCCGCCGAGCCTGATCCGCGAGACGGACCTGCTCGTGCACTTCACCCTCGACGCCTCCGGCCAGGCCCAGCTGATCTACGGGCATCCGGCCGTTCGCGCCGCCTGACCGTGGCGCAGCACCTAGAAGGCCTGAGGATACTGGCCAAGCTGGAGGAGCTCGACGCCTACTCCCACCAGGTGGCGCTCCAGTTCCCCAAGTACGAGCGCCACGTCCTCTCGGCCGAGATCCGGTCGACCTTGAACCGCGTGCTCCATCTGACGGTGCAGGCGGCTAAGCGGTACCACAAGAAGACCACGCTCCAGGACCTCGACATCGAGGTCGAGTTCCTGCGGGCGCTGGTCAGGAAGGCAAGAAGATTGGGGTACATCACCCCGAACCGTTACGAGGTCTGGTCCCGCCACATTGATGAAATCGGCCGCATGGTCGGTGGCTGGATCAGGTCCGTATCGGGCGACAGCCGGTAACGGCGGCAACTGGAGCAACGGGTCGAACGCGGGCCTCTTCAACCTGAACCTGAACAACGCCCCGTCGAACTCGAACACGAACATCGGTGGCCGCCTCGCGAACGAACAAGGCCAGAAGTCGGTGTCCGACAGGGCACCTTCCAGTGCTGTTACTTCGGGGCTGTTGTCCGCTCCCCGTCGGGGAGGAAGATCAACAGGCCGGCGCGGCTAGTAGGGCTCAGGCCCGAATGTGGCGCCGGCCTCCACTTTGAGCAGAGGAGAATGTGCAGTGCCCAAGTCGGCGGGTGGCTTATGGGACGGCGTGACGGCCTTCGAGAACCTCTACGGCGCCTACCTGGCGGCCCGCAAGGGCAAGCGGTACAGCGACGAGGTCCTGGAGTTCGGCTTCGGCCTGGAGGAGAAGCTCTTCGACCTGCAGGGGCAGATGGTCAACGGAGTGTGGCGGCCGGGCCGGCCGCGGGAGTTCATGGTGCGCGATCCCAAGCCCCGGCTGATCAGCGCGCCGCCCTTCGCCGACCGGGTGGTGCACCATGCCGTGGTCCGCGTCATCGAGCCCGTCCTTGAGCGGCGCTTCATCTTCGACAGCTACGCCTGCCGCAAGGGCCGCGGCGTCCACACCGCCGTCGACCGCCTCCAGCGCCACCTGCGCGAGGCCAGCCGCGAGGGCGGCAAGGTGTGGGTCCTCAAGGCCGACATCTCCAAGTACTTCGCCAGCATCAACCACGGCCGCCTGATGGCCATTCTGGGCCGGTCGATCTCCGACAAGAAGGTGCTGTGGCTGTGCCGGACCAACCTGAAGGGCTACGGCTTCGACGAGGGCGTCGGCATCCCGGTCGGCGCGCTGACCAGCCAGCTCTTCGCCAACATCTACCTCGACCAGCTGGACCACTGGATCAAGGACGAGCTCGGCATCAAGCGCTACGTCCGCTACATGGACGACTTCGTGATCGTGGGGCACTCCAAGGCCGACCTGTGGGCGCTCTACGACGCCATCGCGGACTTCCTGGCCACCAGGCTCGCCCTGCGCCTGAACCGCAAGACGACCGTCCTACCGGCGTCTGGCGGCATCGACTTCTGCGGCTACCGGACCTGGACCACCCACCTCCTGCCGCGCAAGCGCAACGTCAAGAAGGCCCGCGCCACCTTCCGCGAGCTGGCGGCCCTGTACCGGCGCGGGGAGGTCTCCTACGACCAGATCAGGCCCTTCGTGGCCAGCTTCCTGGGCTACATGAAACACTGCAGCTCCAGGCGCACCGTGGAGGGCATTCTGGAGGACTTCGTACTCACCCCGCCGCCGGTGCGCGCACCCCTCCCTGAGGGGTTCCAGGTGGCAGCGTAG